CTTGACTCAGTTCAAGGACGTGGACCTGGTATGGCATTCGCACCTTACGTAGCTCTTCCTGAGTTAGAAGGTGCGATGAAAGTCTGGGAATTTATGGAGATGATCCATAGTAGATCTTACACGTACATTATTAAGAACATATATCCAGATCCATCTGAGGTCTTTGATACTATTCTTCAAGACGAAAGGATTATCGCACGTGCTAAGTCTGTTACCAAAGCATACGATGAGTTCATCGAACGTGCTAATGAGTGGGGTAGTGGATGTATGTGGCAGGAATCCTCTATTGGTTCTCCATCTGCTATCTGGCAGAAGAAAGATCTTAAACGAATGCTATACCGTGCAGTGATGAATGTTAATATACTTGAGGGTATTAGATTTTATGTATCGTTTGCTTGTAGTTTTGCCTTTGGTGAGTTGAAATATATGGAGGGAAGTGCAAAAATCATTAGTTTAATTGCACGAGATGAGTCACAACACCTTGTGCTCACTCAGAATATCATAAAAAACTGGCAAAATGGTGATGATCCTGTGATGCAGGAGGTTATTGAGGAAGAACAGGACAATGTAGTAGAGATGTTTAAGAATGCTGTGCAAGAAGAGAAGGAATGGGCAGAGTATTTGTTTGAAGGTGGTAGTATGATAGGATTAAATGACAAACTACTCAGTCAGTATGTTGAATGGATTGCAAATCGCAGGATGAAATCAGTAGGTTTAAAACCTATATACGATGTACCTGCACGTAACAATCCCTTACCTTGGACTGAGCATTGGTTGAACTCTAAGGGTCAACAGAATGCACCACAAGAAACAGAGATTGAATCTTATGTTGTCGGTGGTATCAAACAAGACGTTAAGAAGGACACCTTCGCTGGATTTAAATTATGATTTTTTGGATTGGATTCTTCGTTATGTTTTTTAATGAAGGTTTCGTTATGATGAGGCACGTGTCACCGTGGTTCGCAAGACAAAGAGATAAACTTATTCATAAGTTTGGTGACAAAGTATGGTATAGATTTCACGGTACCTTAGACTATCTTTGGATGGGACTTGTAACTTGTGGGTTGATAGTCAATGACCATAGATTATTACACGTCTTAGTATTAGTAACTTTCTGGACACTTGCTTGGTTAATATTTTATCTACCTAGATGGATAAGAGATGGAGGAGTGGACGGATGATGTACATAGGTGAGGTTCCTAAGTCTATTAGTGAACCGTGTAAAGCAAGACTATTACACAACTCATATTGGCCTTGGTATATTAATACTGAGACCACTTCATATGATACAAACTTCGCTACGTCCATACCTGATGAGGTTAGTGGTGAAGATCCTCAGTTCCTACACACTTGTATTAATACCCTAGGAGAGATAGTATCTCCTGATGCTTACGAGAAGGTGTGTGAACCTGTATGGAAATGGATAGTATCTAACACAGAGATGCCAGAGTTTGATTCTTTCAGAAGGATAAAGATTAATCTTTTACCTAGAAGGGAGACAAAACATCTATACCATACTCCACACGTTGACTTTGACCAACCACACTGGACTATCATTTACTATGTGAATGACTCTGATGGTCCTACTATCTTCTTTAAGCAGAAGTATGATGGTCACAAACAAAAATTAGAACTTAAACAAAAGGTTGAACCTAGACAGGGTAGGTTCGTCTTATTCGATGGGTTGCATTACCACACAAGTAGCAACCCACAATATAATGATTGGAGATGCGTAATCAATTTCAACTTCATCTCCGTTTCCTCAGAGAACTTAAACGAGAACTGAAGCAGGAACCGAGAGTAGAAATCACGAAAGACTGGTATAAGAAGTGGCACGCAAGGAAACCAAATGGTCCACGACGATACAAACGGTAGTCTTTGTAACATTTCTTGCTAAATAGTAATGGATATGTTATCATATCCTTACGTTCGACCCTTCGGGGTTGCAAGTAGGTCACGGAACGGAGCGTTCATCCCTATGATGCCCTTGTTATTAGCTGCTGCTTTAACTTGTTCTGATGCTCAAGATCTTGTCGATAAGATGAAGGTCTATAGAGTTGAAGACAATCTTAAATCTGAAATGATTCAGATTGTAAAGGAGGAGACACCAGGGTGTTGGGACGCAAATGACTAAAGGAACGGGGCTAAAAATCCAATTACTTTAGGAGTAAACCAATGGCACAAGTCACTTACCGTGGAGTCAAGTACGACACCAACAAAGCACCAAGCACACGCTGCAATAAGACTGAACTGTCTTATCGTGGAGTCAAGTTCAATAAAGAACTATGCAATGCTTAACCTACTAGCTTGATTGTTAGGACTAAGAGAGACCTTGATAGGTCTCTTTTTTTGTGGTACTATATACTCTAAGCTACATTCCACCTATGAAAATCTTTCTCGATTGTTCAGATCCAGATCTGATAAAACACGCTAATGAGACTGGTCTCGTGGATGGTATTACCACTAACCCAACTCTAATGAGGAAGTTGGGACAAGATCCTGAAGAAGTTATCAAACGTATAGCAGAGATGTTCCCTTGGGATTCATCTATATCTGCTGAAGTTGTTGGTAACGATGCTGAAGAGATGTTAGAGATGGCATCTAATTATGTTAGGATAGCTCCTAATATTACTATTAAACTTCCCTGTAATAGAGAAGGACTAATTGCTTGTGGTGATCTATCAGCAGATGATATCTCTACTAATATAACTCTTGTATTCAGTCCAGCACAGGCAGTACTTGCTGCTAAGGCAGGTGCAACATACATCTCACCTTTCATAGGTAGAGTCGCAGACCAGTATTGGGATGGACTAACTCTTATAAAGGATATCCGTACAATTTATGATAGAAATGATGTTAAAACTGAGATCCTTGCTGCAAGTATTAGGAACCCCATTGATGTACCCTCTGCATTCAGAATGGGTGCTGACGTATGTACTGTACCGTACGACGTATTCAACAGGTTGTTCGACCATTGTCTAACTGATATGGGACTAGAAGCTTTCGATAGAGATTGGGCAACACTAATGGAGGGTTTACACCCCGATGAATGAGTTAATGTATCTACTGAAGACAAAAGCTTATCGTGAAGGTGAGTTTACTTTGTCTTCAGGCACTGTTAGTAATCATTATGTCAACTGTAAACCTGTGATCCTTAATGGTACAGGGTTACGGTTAGCATCAGAACAGATGCTAAGGTATGTTGATACAGATTGGGTGGCAGGTCTTACATTAGGTGCTGATCCATTAGTATCAGGTGTAGCATTATTAGGTAACATTAATGGTCTTATCATTCGTAAGGAACCTAAAGGACACGGTACTGAGTCACAAGTAGAAGGTCCATTACCACCAAAAGGATCTACTATAACAGTACTAGAAGATGTAACTACTACAGGTGGTTCATCTCTTAAAGCAGTTAAAGTTTTAAGAGACTTAGGTTACTTTGTTGATCGTGTAGTTACTATAGTAGACAGACAAGAGGGTGCTGAAGCTATGTTTCGTGATAACGGTATAGAACTGTGTAGTCTAGTTGAGTTGGAAGATCTCTATGAATAAGTGGAAGGTCACCTTCTTGCACGAAGGGAATGAGTATGGTATGATGGTTGAAACCCAGTTCGCCAAAGATGCTAACAGTCTAGCCAAGACTATGGTCAAAGCGATTGATGGTGTAGACATTAATCCCACAGGAGAACCAACCAAATGGATCGAGAGCGAGTAAAACAAATCATCAGACAACTTAAAGACATCACCTTTGAGCTTGAGTCTGAGGTCTTTAGTGACGTATCTAAATACACACAAGGACCAAACATTATGATCGGTGATGACAACGACGGAGAGTACGAATGAAAAGACCACAGTGGTTGAAGGAGGTTATGAAAACCCCTGGACCTATCAAGGTACAACTTTTACTTCTAACGACATTAACGATTTCTTCGGTTACGTCTACCGTATTACAAATCTCCAGTCGGGTAAACAATATATCGGACGGAAAAATTTTACCAAGCGTAGAAAGCCTAGAGGTGGGAAACGCCGTGTTTCGTCTGAGAGTGACTGGAAAAAGTACTACGGAAGTTCTGAGGAGCTTAAGCAAGACATTAAAAAGTATGGACGAAACCTTTTCAAGCGTGAGATCCTCAGTCTCCACAACACTCAGGGAAGAGTAAACTTCGAAGAGACAAGACAACTGTTCTTAAATAATGTACTAACAGAGGCAGGTCCTGATGGGGAGCCTGCCTTTTATAATTCAAACATCCTTGGGAGATATTATCGCAAGGATTATTTTATGGGTTGAAGACATACTGAGTATAAATACTTGACGGGATGTACAGATTTGCTATATAATTATGTTACGTTACTTCACAAAACTTAAATGACTGTAACAACAGAAGATGGTGGCAGACAGAATATGTTTGCGACTGAACCTCAAATCCAAATCATCCAGCAGGACAAGACTATGAACGAACAAGCAGAACAAACCAACGGACGTTGGGCAATGATTGGTTTTTTAGCAGCCATCGGAGCATATGCTACAACAGGACAAATTATTCCAGGAGTATTCTAAAAGCAATGGGTGAACTTCAAGCAGCAACAGAAGCAGTGAATCCAATATGGGCATTGGTGTTCCCCTTTATTCCAGTAATAATTTTACTGGGATTCTGGGCAGCAGCAGGTGGTGGATTTATTGATGACGATGATGACGATGAACCCCGTGGTGGAAAGATGATTCC